CACATGAGCAGATCACTTGACCTCTTAGAGACAGTCGGTGAGGACAAAGCCAAGGTTCCCGTCAATGACCTGGAACTTCTGTGACTCATCAGCCCACACGTTGCGGCGTGTCATGTCGAGCTCGTCATACTGGCCCGCCTTCATCGTCTCAAAGACCATGTTGGCAGCAGCCACAGGCATCATCCGAACGCCTGAGCGAGACTGAACAGCATCAGCACCGTGGAGGATACCCATGAAGATGCTGTCACCCGTCCAGATATAGCTCTCAGAGCTAGACGCGCCAGGAACAGCGGTGTCTTGACGAGCCGCGCCAACGAGGATGTTGGGGATGCCGAGCACGTCACGGAGGACGCTGAGGACAACCTCATCATTGAGGACGCGAGCGCCACTAGCCACACCCTGTGAGCTGTCACCGAAGAAGCCACGGAGCTCACCTGAGCGGGCGAGGCTGCGGAAAACCTGACGGCCAAGAATGAGGGTGTCAGCGTTGAGCCCGTGAGCGTTCTCGAACACAACGTCCTTGAGCTCATGGAGGTAGCTGAGAGGCTCAGCGCCCGCCACGTCAAACTTGCTGCCAAACTGAGCGGTGCTAGTCGCGGTGTTGAAGTTGCTCCCATCAAAGAGCGTGTCAGCGGCGCGCTTCTCCTTAGCGAGCTTCATGACGCGAGCGACCTTCTTGACGATGCGGGCCTCCTCGCTGCCAGGATACTGGGAGTCGATGATGTCCTCCATCGCAATCCCGTCCTGCGCTGAGTAGAGCTCACAGCGGTAGGTGAGGCTCGAGCGGTCGAAGCCACCGATGCGAGCGCGTGAGGCACCTGGAGCGCGCTCAAGGTCGAGGCCCGCGCCAGCGCCCATGAAGTTGCGGCTCGTCTCAAGGAGGAGCGTCCCGCTGCGCTGAGGGACATTGATGTTCTCGCAGACCTTATCAGCGATGAGCTGAGCATCTGAAGGGACAGCCTCAGCAACAAGGTTGGAGAGAATCTCATCAACTGGGTGGATATTACGATATGAGCTAGCCATTTTGGATCACCTCCTACTTAAGCGAGTGGAGCGAGGCCACGGCTGAAGCAGATGAGAATCTGCTCATTGGCGGCTGCTGAGGTCTGATTGATGTTGGGCAGGGTGAAGCCAACGGGATAGTGGGTTGACGCTGCGGCCTGAACCTCACCATCAGCGGTGACAGAGAGGACGGTGCTTGAGGTGAGGGTGAGTGAGCCGCTGGCAATGACGCGAGTCTCACCGTGGATCACAACGTCCACAGGCTCACCCGCCTCAGCGCCACGCTGAGCCACGCCAATGATGGTGTTAGCGGTGGGGCTTGTTGCGATTGCGACCTTGCCCGCGCTGTCGATAGCGACCAACGCGAACTCAGTCACGGCAGACGCACAGATGAATGACTTGATGATCTGATTGTTCATGTCAGTCTCTCCTTAGTTGAACACAGAATTGTATTGATCAGGGTTGCTCTCGCGGAACGCCACAAGCGCCTCGCTAAAGCTCAGATTCTTCTCAGCCGCGAGGGCTTTGACCTTCTCAGCGAGGGTGGCCTTGTTGAGCTCCTCACCGCTGGCGCCGTGGCCAATCTCAGCGAGGGGAACCGCGCTTGAAGCGGGGCGCTCAGAGAACATCTTCCAGAACTCAGGCATGTTCTCACGAACGTCCCAAGCGCGCTCAGCGGCGCTCTGCTCAGCAGGTGCGACCTTGCCCTCACGGAGAAGGGAGCTGACAGCCTCACGGCGCTCGACCTCACGCTTCTCAGTCTCAATGACCTCAAGGCGCTCGCTGAGCTTCTGATTTTGGGCGCGGAGCTGCATGACTTCGCTGAGCAGGTTGGGCTCTGCTGTCTCGCTGAGCTTAACCTCCTCGCTCATCTTGCGCTCCTTGTCCTTGTCATAACCGAGCTTCTCAGCCTTAGGCTCCTCAGCCATCTCCTCAGACTCAGGCTTTGACTCCTCAGCCATCTCCTCAGCCTCAAGCTCGCCAGCAAGTGAAGCCTCAGCCTCCTCGCTCATGTCTTTGATCCTTTGCTCAAGCTCCTTGACCATCGCGTCCTTTGCGGCGAGCGCGGCCTTGAGCTCATCAGGGGACATATTTTCAAAGTCCATCATCTGCTCTCTTTCCGATAAAGTGACCCGATCAATCTTGGAGTGAGAT